TTGGCTCTTTGAGGATGTTCTCGACCAGGATGGTCCCAATCGCCTCCCAAGGCATCCGCTTCATCTTGGGAGCGTTTCGCTTGATGGACTTCGCCAAATCCGGGGGAATCTTGAACCCGTATTTGCCGGTGAACTTGATCGCACGAAGGATGCGAGTCGGGTCATCCGAAAAAGTCTTGTCGGGGTTTGAAGGGCACGAAAGAATCCCGTCCGCCAGGTCTTTACGACCACATCCGGTCAGATCCAAGATCTCAGCCTTCTCAGGGCCAGACGCTAGATCATCCAATCGCCACAGCAGCGTGTTGAAAGTGAACTCTCGACGAAGAAGGTCCTCCTCAATCGTCGCCGGCTCTACCTCCGACGGCTTGTAACCTTTGCCTTCGGCTCCGCCGTAGCTCTCCTTGCGAGCATTGGCAATCTCGATGACCTCACCTTTCATGTCCTCACCGTCTAGGTCCCACGGGCCTTTGACAGTCAGGATGGCGACACCGTACTGGTTCGTCGTGACGTTGGTGGGAACGGGGATCATCTTGGCGAGTTTGGCTGCCAACCAATCGCTGTCATGCTTCGCCGCAATGGAGTCGAACACGATGTCGATGTCCTTGATGGGACGGTCGATGAGGAAGTTCCGTACCGCACCGCCTACCACGTAGGCTTCACGAGAGACTCCCAGCTTGCGGGTGGCCTTGGCCAGCCACTTCATCAGAGCGATGCTCTTGGCATGAGTGCTGGCGAACAAAGCCCACTCAGCCTTTTTGCGGAGCCAGCGCTCGGCCACCATAGCTGCTGTTTTGTTGGTCATTTGGAATCCTGTTTGGCGAGCCATTGCTGGCTGACCTTGTAGAAGCTCGGGCCAAACTTGATCTTGTGGGTCTTAGGCAAACCCCAGACCTCCATGCCCTTGAACTTCCAGGTGCCCTCGGGGATGTCTCCGTCGTAATCCGGGGTGTCGATGCCCGGCATGTACGCCAGGGTGACGTGGGGCTTGTACTCGGGGAACGAGTCACCAACCGTGATGCCACCGTCCTCAAGCTCCTGCTTCACACGATGACGCATCCCGGACAGGTCTTTGTCGAAATCCACTTGAACATGGGCCACTCGACGGTCCTTGTCCTTGTGTTCAAAGTGCGCCAGGCCATCCAGCGTTCCGGTGACTTCAGGCCACCACTTGCCGTGGACCTTCTTCAGCGTGTCGATGAGATGCTTCTGCTCCTTCTCGCCCTTCACATCCCCGATGTAGAGGAACGTGACGTGGCTCGGGGACGTGTCTTCTTCACCCAGCGATGGGAACTTCTTGGCGAGGCGCTTGGGCAGCGGGATGAACAGACCCACAGACGTGCCGCCCCATTCCTTCTTGCCTTCGGCCTTGGCCATGACAGCCCGAACTGCTGCGGCGTTGATCTCAGGCGTTGCGCCCAGTTTGCAGTCTCCACCAAACTTGATCTTGTGAACTTTGGGAAGCCCCCAGATCTCCATTTCATCGAATCCCCATGTGCCACGAGGAACTCGACCTTGGTAGTCATCACCCAGGTCGATGCGCTTGAGCGTGACGTGGGGCTTGAACTCGGGGTGCCTGTTCGGAAGATCGAACCCTTCCCGTTCCAAATCCTTCTTGATTCGCTGCCGGAGCGCGAACATGTCCTTGTTGAAGACCACGGAAACGCTGACGACCTTGTGGTCAGGCTCCGAGAAAACCTCCAGGCCCCCCAGGCTGGCTTTGCATTGGGACCACCGTCGTTGGAAGATCTCGCGCAAGACCTTCATCAACCGGGCCTGATCAGCCGGGTCTTTGACCGAACCGATCCGAAGGAACGTGATGTGGGACGGCGTGTTGTCGATGGCTCCGAGAGCCGGGAACTTCTTGCTCAGTTGCCGGGGCAATGGAAGGAACAGTCCGACGTTGTAGCCTGGGCCTGTCCGTGAGTCTTTAGCCGTCTTGGGGTACTCACCGTACTTGTCACCAACGACACCGTTGGGGACTTTCCGCTCCCTCACGATGTCCAACGGCATCCAGTCATTTTCGCCCTCGGTGTCCTCGTTCTCTTTGACCCATTTGCCGTGGCACTTTTCACAATGCCAGGCTCGACCACGACCATCAGCCCAGATGGCTTCTCGCTCAGGGGCCTTGGAGCAGTTATCGCCCATGCACTTGCTGAAGCTCGCGCCTTTGGCGAGATGCAGCTTGGCGATACGTTTGTGAAGATGGCGCACAGAGAGCCCTTGCTAGAGGGCTCCCCATAGCCCTTTTATCGAAGTTCAGCAGAGAAGCGCTAGAAGCGCCCTTCGCCTTCTTCCTTGGGCTCCTCGTATTCCAGACCAAGCGTCTTGGCGATCTTCTCTGCGATGTTCGTGTTCTCCGCCAAAACATCCCCCAACCTGCCGTAGAGGGTTCTGAGCACCTCGTTGAAGTTCGCATCGTTGAATGTGGCGAAGTCGGCTTCTAAGCGCTCTTTGACCACAATCGGGTCGATGTTGAGGAGATCGAGGATGGTCTCCACGTCCAGCGAACCCTTTTGGTAAAGTTGGAACAAGGCGTCGAACGTGTCCTGGTTGTCCCGAAGCGCGAGTCTTGTGAAACTCAACCTCGGATAGATCACTTCCATGTGCCCGTCTTCGTCTTCTTCAACGAAGCCCATTCGTTTACACATCGGTTTGAAGAAGTTTTCCTCAACCAAAGTTTGCATCTTCTCCCGCATCAGCATGTAACGGGTGTTGATGACTTCCAAGTTGATGCGGTCGCCGGAGTAGCTCGACTCACCGTTGAGCAGGGACTCCGTGACACCAAGACCAGCGTAAAGCTGACGTGCCACCAAGTCGTACTCGCCGGAGAGTTCCAGCAGACGACCATTGGAGTTCATCTCCTCCCAGGTGACTTGGAAGTTTGTCACGATGGAGTAGTCGGGATCTTGCAGGGCCAGGTCGATCTGGTCACGCAGGGTCTCCGTGTCGTTCTCATCCATGCCCTCGGCGTACACGAGCCGGATGGGCGTCATGTGTCGTGAAGCAATGGAGGTCTGAGCTTGGCGGAGCTTGTCGAAGTAGACGATGGTCCGCATACAACGCTGGAGAATGGAGTGCCCTCGTGGCTCGTACTGGGACTTCTTGTTCGCCGTGTAATGGACGAAGCTGCCGGCATCAGGGTCCGTATTCAGGTGGATGTTCTCCCCAGAACGGATAGCCTTGACCACAGCGGGGTCCATCGACTGAAGGATCTTGGAGGCACGTTGGTCTCCTTCGTCAGCCATGTTGATGAGATTCGCCGTCTTGGCGTCAGGGATGAGTTCGATCATAAACTCGTCCGTGAACGGGAACGTCTCAATGTGGACTTGCTCAGGAGGCAGGATGCGGACTTTCGACCACCCCTGGTAGTTCTTCTTCATCCACGCAACAGCCTGCTCGTTGCCGTCCTCACGCTCAATCCACTCCTCGGACAACGTGCCGTCTTGTTCGACTTTACGGATGACCTTGTGGGTCAGTTCCTTCGGCATGTCTGGGGAGTTGTCTTCACAGAAGATGTAGACCTCTCCAATGAGATAGAACTCGTGGACGATCTCCAGCAGGCGCTCAAGCAGCCCAATTCGCTTGACCCACTTCTCGCAAAAGCGAAGGCTGGCGTCGGCTAGTTTGCGACTGTTCGCCTTCGGCCGTGCTAGGCGAACCTTGGATAGTGGTAGTTCTCCATGCAGGTCGATGGCCTGCCCAACGAAAGGTTCGTTGTTGTAGAAGAATCGGTAGTAGTTCCACTGCTCGTTGAGCGACTGAGGTAGCTCAAGGAAGTCTGTGGAAAGCTCAGGGCTGTAGAAGTTGCCACCGCTCGCATCTGAAGTGACCCCTCCAGAGTTGAAACCTCCGCCACCTCCTCCGCCACCCCCGCCTCCGGGGTTGAAACCGCTACCTCCGCCTCCGGTGCCACCGGGTCCACAGGACGCAGCGACTTTGGCTCGGAAGCCCGTTTGGAGGGCTTGAGACCGCATCGTCCCGACAACGACACGTTGAGGTTTTCCGACTTGGACTGGTGGATGGTTCGCGTCCGCCTGTCGTTGCGGCACGCGTCCGATTTCTTGCGCTCCCTCGTTCGTTTTCAACGTGGTGTTAGAGGCGCTCCCCGAAATCGCGTTTTTTGATCCTTCTGCTGGCATGGCTCAGGTCTTTCTTGTGGTTTTGTAGTTTGTGGGTTTGTGGTGATTGTGATTAGGCTTCGACATCGTTGGCGAAATCCGCGCTCACTTCGTAGTAAGTGCCGCGGCCCACGCCTCGGAGTGCCCCAAGTGCCGCAGACAGAGAGCGCACAAGGCGCAACTGCTCACGACCCTCGGGAGAGTGTCGATGGATGGGGGTCTCTTGGGCTGCTCGGAGTGCCCGTTGAAGGGAGCTTGCTGCATCGCTCACAGCGCTCTGTACCTTCCCCTGTGAGGCGGTGAGTGCTGCCTGGCGCTTCTGGCTGGCTTGCCGTCCTCGGTCCTCTCGGGCCTTCAGGCGCTTCTTAGAGCGCTCGGTGCGGGCCTCGACCTGCTTTTGGCGCGCTTTGTGGATGCGCTCCTGGCGATCACGCTCGATCTGCTCTGAAACAACATCCCGGATGGTTTGCCGCTCAGTCTCCGACTGATTCGTGTCCTTGGGATCTGCCATGTCCAATCACCACTTTACCGCCACTTGGGCTTCTTTGAGATCACGCCTTTTTCGATGGCGATCTTCACGATCTTCTTCAAAAGGTTGACCTCTTCGGCCGAGCCTTTGAACAATCGCTCCCACGAGCCGCCCATCAACGCAAAGACGTTGGACACTTTGTCGAATTCGCGGGGGTCAGACTGGACACCCTTCTTACCGTAGAAGGTTTCCACCACATACTTGATGAGCCTATGGTCAGCCCTTGGTGGGTCCGACGGCATGATCCCTTTGGACATGGATCACCCTCGCTTCTTTCGGATCTGACGCTTGGGGTCAGATCCCCCAAGAAGTCGCATCCGATGGCTTCGACGCCGGCCCTTGGCCGAGACCGCGCGCTGGTTGGGGTCTTGGTTTTGGGTTCCTGCGAAGTGCCGGGTCTTCCCGATGCTCTGACTGGCGAGCCACACGGCACGCACCAAAGCATCAGACAAGTCATCGTGTTTACCGGCGGTTTGAGGGGCTTGGACGTTGATGACGTACTTGGATTTGTATTCGGCCTGGAGTGACTTCAACTCTTCGATGTACTCCAGGTGGTCAGGGAGTTCCTTCCCTGATGCCTCAATGCGCTCACGTTCTTTGGGTTGGATGTCGTACAAACGAAGACGCTTGTCCCACATGAGCGCTTTGAAGTTCTGGTAGATCATCGAGTTCAGGGGAGCCGTGAAATGCTCACCCTTCATCTGCTCAAGGCCCTTCTTCGCAAGAGCCTGTTCCAACGGGATCGCATTCCACATATCGAACATGCCCTGATGGAAGTAGAACCGGCGTGACAGAAGATGAATCCAGTTCGCTACGGCGTCGAAGTCCAACCGTGTCTGGTCAACGAAATCGCCCTCACCGGCTTTGATCTTGCCGATGTAGTCCAAGACCACGTTCTCCTCGGCATCTAAATGAACGATGGCGATGGCGCTAGCATCGTTCACAAGACCAAGGTCGAAGCCCACGAAATAGGGACGACGGGCGTCTCCTCGGCTGCGGGGCTTGAGCGAAGGATCGATGCAGGCGTACAGGTCTTCGGGCTCGTCAATCCAACCCAAGGTCCGGTCAGTGAACTCTCCACCAAACTCGGTGAAGAACACGTTGCGGTCCTGGGCGAACTTCTCCTTGAAAACGCTGGCGGGGACGGTCGGGTTGACCTCCCAGGTGGGCGCTTGGATGCAGAGCATGTTGTCGCCCGCATCTCCGCCGGTCTTACCCAGTTCAAACAGCTTGTAGACCAACCCC